TGACCAGACAGAATTGATGGAGACAAAGTTGTTGTCGCCCGCGCAGGCCGAGAAGGTGCTGAAGAAGCACAAGCTGGCCATGCCCGACGACTTGATTGTCGCCGTCTCATCAGGTGACACGCTGGCAACCGAGGATGATCCTCGCCCGGCGTCGTTACAGATCGGCCGCCAGTTGGCGACCGCTCTTGGTAAACTCTCGTAAAGGAACGGTAAAATGAACGAAGTCGCGAAATTCGGTAACGCTAACCTCCCCTCCGTGCAATCGCTGGCGCAGTCCCTGCGGTCGCTGGACACCGGCGTGGGCCTTGGCAATACGGTCATCCTGAAGATGGACAAGACCGGCCATTGGGTCTTCGGCGCTGACCAGACCGAAGTGGAAGACGACAGCACTTGGGCGGTCAACCCGTTCTCCTTCACCCATGGCTTCATCGCGTGGGGTGACGGTGACGTGCTGGGCGAGAAGATGGTGCCGGTATCGCATCCCCTGCCGGAACTGGAGCCTGCCCCGGCGGGTTCCAAGCGTGGCTGGGAAACGCAGGTGGGCATGTCCCTCCAGTGCATGAGCGGCGAAGACAAGGGCATGGAAGCCCGCTTCTCGACCACCTCGGTGGGCGGCAAGCGCGCCGTGCAGGTGCTGGCGCTGGCCATCGCCACGCAGGTGGAGAAGGATCAGTCCAAGCCTGTGCCGGTGGTGCGCCTGAAGAAGGAACACTACACCCACAAGTCCTACGGGCGCATCTACACGCCTGTGTTCGACGTGGTGTCGTGGGTGAGCCTTGAAGGCCCTGCCGCTGCGGAGCCTGAAGCCGAGGCGGAAGCCGAGGAAGAGGCGCCCGCACCGGTCGAGACTGGCCGTCGCCGTCGTCGCGCGGCCTGAGAAGGTTCGGCCCCGGCGCAAGTCGGGGCCGTTTTCAGATGATCCTCTGGCTTGATTTCGAGACCCGCAGCCGCTGCGACCTGACCAGCGCGGGCGTTTACAATTACGCGCAGGACGGCAGCACCGAGGTGCTGTGCATGTCCTACGCCTTCGACGATGAGGACGTGGTGACCTGGCAGCCGGGTCAGCCTTTCCCCGACCGCGTGGCGCAGCACCGGGGCCAAATACGCGCCCATAACGCCGCCTTCGAGCGGCTGGTCTTCTGGTATGTGTTGGCGCCCGAGCATAATTTCCCAGAGCCGGCGCTGGAGCAGTTCTATTGCACCGCGACGCAGGCGCGGGCCAACTGCGCGCCCGGCAGTCTGGAGGACGTGGGCCGCTTCGCCGGCGCAGGCATGAAGAAAGACCACCGCGGCGCCCAACTCATCCGTGCCCTGTCGATCCCCAAGCCCGACGGCGCCTTCCGCGAGGACGCCGACCTGCTGGCCGAGATGGTGGCTTACTGCGAACAGGACGTGCGCGCCATGCGCGCCGTCAGCAAGGCCATGCGCGAGTTGTCCGACGATGAGTTGGCCGACTACCATGTGAACGAGCGGATCAACGACCGTGGGGTGCTGGTGGACACCGCGCTGTGCGCGGCTGCGGTGCGCTACGCCGCCGACGAACTGGTGGAAATACAGCAGACCGTGCGCGAGGTGACCGAGGGCGTCATCACCAGCGTCAGAAGCCCCAAGATGCGGGCGTGGGTCGAACACCGGGTGGGCGCGCAGGCGCGCAAGCTGATGACCGTCTACAAGGACGGGGTGCCCAAGGTGTCAATTGACAAGACCGTGCGCGCCAACCTGTTGGCACTGGCCGATGAGAACGCCGACGAGGTGCCGCCCGATGTGGCCGAGGTGATCCAGTGCGCCGACGACCTGTGGGCTAGCAGCGTGGCCAAGTTCAGCCGTGCGGCGGCGCTGGCTGACGCCGAGGACCAGCGGGTGCGCGGGGCGTTTGTCTTTGCCGGTGGCGCTGCCACGGGCCGGGCCAGCAGCTACGGCTTGCAGGTCCACAACTTCCCCCGCAAGTGCGCCGAGGCGCCCGACGATGTGCGGCAGGCCATGGTGCGCGCGCATCAGATCGTGCCCCGCTACGGCAAGCGCGTCACGGACGTGCTGAAGGGCATGCTGCGCCCTGCCCTGCTGCCGTCGCCCGGCAAGGTGCTGGTGGCGGCCGATTGGTCGGCCATCGAGGCGCGCGTGAACCCGTGGCTGTCCGGTGCCGGCGACGACAAGCTAGAACTGTTCCGCACCGGCAAGGACGTCTACAAGGTCAATGCGGCTGCGACCTTCCGCGTGGCCATGGACGATGTCACCAAGGACCAGCGCCAGGTCGGCAAGGTGCAGGAGTTGGCCTGCGGCTTCGCGGGCGGCGTGGGCGCCTTCGCTGCCATGGGGCGCGTCTACGGCGTTCACATGCCCGAGAGCGAGGCGCAGCGCATGGTGGACGCGTGGCGCCGGGCGAACCCGTGGGCCGTGCCGTTCTGGCAGGGGCTGGAGAGCGCCTACACCCGCGCCATGCGGAACAAGGGGCATGAGTTCAGCGCCGGGCGGGTGACGTATTTGTTCGACGGGGTGCATCTTTGGTATGCGCTGCCCTCTGGTCGTGTGCTATGCTACCCCTTTGCGAAGCTAGAACCGGATGGGGTCACCTATGCCAAAGCCTCATGGAAGCCCGGCGCGGACGCTACCGAGTGGCCGCGCGCCCGCCTGTGGCGCGGGCTGGCCTGCGAGAACGTCACGCAGGCGGCGGCCCACGACCTGCTGCGGCACAGCCTGCGGCGGCTAGAGGCGGATGGGCAAGACGTGGTGCTGCATGTGCATGATGAGATCGTGGTCGAGACGGCCGACCCCGACGCCACCGTCGCCGCTATGGAGCGGGCGATGTGTGTGCCACCGAATTGGGCGGGCGGCATCCCGCTCAATATCGAGGCCGAAGTGATGACGCGTTACGGGAAATGAGGAGGGGAAGATGGACTTCATAGAGTTTCTGGAAAGCCTGGCGCCGCAGCGGGAGACGCTGCTGGTGGTCAGACAGAAGCCTGTCATGCGCGAGGGCGCGCAGGTGCTACACGCGGACGGGTCGCCGAAATACACCTGGCCGGCGTTCCTGCCGTCCAAGCGGAAAGGGGAGGGGGCTTGGTACGCCAACACCGGCTCCTTCATTCTGGAGCGGTTCAAGGACGGCCAACCGTCAGCCTCGTCGGCCAATTGCGAATACGTCCTTGTGATGATGCTGGACGACGTGGGGACCAAGGCCAAGACCCCTCCCCTGCCGCCGACATGGGTCATGGAGACCAGCGAGGGGTCGTTCCAATGGGGCTACGCCTTCAGCGACCAGCCCACTAAGGGCGAGTTCACCGCAGCCATGGACGCCATCGCGGCGGCTGGCTACACCGATCCCGGTGCGACCAACGCGGTGCGGAACTTCCGCCTGCCGGGCAGCGTGAACCTGAAGCCCGGCCGCGGTGAGTTCAAGGCGCGGCTGGTCGAGTTCCACCCCGGCCGCGAGTTCACCCTGCCGCAGATATGTGAAGCGCTGGGTGTCGCGCCCGCCACAGCTGACACGGCAGCGCAGCGCGCGTTCAAGCTGCGCGACACGGGCAAGGACAGCGTTCTGGGCTGGCTGAACGAGCAGGGCCTAGTTCTGTCTGGCGTCAACGCCGAGGGCTGGCTGGGCGTCGTCTGCCCCAACCATGGCGAGCATACCGACGGCCAGATCGGCGCCCGCTACAAGCCGCTGGATCGGTCGTTCTGCTGCTACCATGGCCACTGCGAGCATCTGGACACGCGGGCCTTCTTGGGCTGGGTGGCAGACAACGGCGGCCCGCGCGTCACGCCCGGCTTGCGCGACGAACTGCTGGCTGAACACATGGCCCGCGCCATGGACAAGCTGGCGCCCACAGCCGAGTACCCCGACCGGGCGGCGGAGATCATCGCCGAGGTTGACCGCAAGGAGGCCAGCCGGGTCCAAAAGTCGCAGTGGTATGAGCGTTTCGCCTATGTCGTGTCGGACGACAGCTTCTTCGACCTTCAGGAACGCCGGGAGATTACCCGGTATTCCTTCAACGCCCTGTTCCGGCACGTCCCCTGCAAGTCGATCCACAACGCCCGCAAGATCGAAGCCGCCACCTGCTTCGACGAGAACAGGCAGGCCATGGGCGCGCGGGTGCTGGAGGGCGTCACTTACGCGGCGGGCGAGAGCGTGTTGGTCACGCGCAATGGTGTTGTTTATGGCAACCGCTGGCGCGATGGCCGCCCCGACGTGTCGAAGGTGGCGCATGAGGACATCAGCATCTGGCAGCAGCATTGCCGGCGGCTGGTGCCTGACGAGGCCGAGTTGAACCACCTGTGGGACATCATGGCGTTCAAGACGCAGAACCCGCGCGTCAAGATCAACCACGCCGTGCTGCACGGCGGCCATGGTGGCTCCGGTAAGGACACCATGTGGGCGCCGTTCCTGTGGGCCGTGTGCGGGCCGGGGCTGGTCAACCGCGGATTGGTCGATGGCGATTCGCTGAACAGCCAGTGGGGCTACGCGCTGGAGAGCGAAGTGATCATCCTGAACGAGTTGAAGGAGCCGGAAGCCGCGACCAGGCGCGCGTTGGCCAACAGGCTGAAGCCCATCATTGCCGCGCCGCCGGAGATGTTGACGGTCAACCGTAAAGGGCTGCACCCTTACGATACCGTGAACCGCGCCTTCGTGTTGGCCTTCAGTAACGACCCGGTTCCAATCACGATCAGTAGCGACGACCGCCGTTGGTTCGTCCTGTGGTCGCAGGCGCCCATCATGGAAGAGGCCGAGGCCAAGCTGATCTGGCGCTGGTACAAGGAAGGCTTGGGGTTTGAGAAGGTCGCCAAGTGGCTGCACGCCCGCGACGTGTCGGCGTTCAACCCGGGTGCTGCCCCGGTGCTTAACGACGCTAAGGCCAACCTGATCGAGCATAGCATGAGCATGGCCGAAAGCTTCATTGTCGAACTGATCCGCAACCGCCAAGGCGACTTCGCCAAGGGCGTCATCGCCTCGCCCTTCCATGCCGTGTGCGACCGCCTGAGCGGCTTGGCCCCGCCAGGCGTCAAGATACCGCAGCCGGCGCTGCTTCACGCGCTGAAGGAAGCCAAGTGGGTGGATGTTGGCAGGGTGGGGACGGTCGAATTGATGAACAAGAAGCACATCTTTGCGACGCCCGAGATGGCCAAAAAATACAGCAAAAGCGACCTCCGGCGCATTGTAGAAGAGGAAGCTGCGCCGAAGGTGGTCAACCTCAAAGCGGTGGGTTAGGACGGCCCAAGGTTTCATTAGGCTGGATGCGGACCTCTTTATTGGGCCACGTCCAGCACTGCCCTGTGGCGTCTTGGAAGCAGACCCATAGCAGGTCTGCCTCCGGCCCGTAATCGATCACCAGATGCGCCCACGCCCGCCCCTTGGGCGTCAACAGTGGCAGGGGCGGGTTTAGTTGCTGGATCAAGCCTTTTCTCCCTGCTCCGCGCGGGCGTAAACGTCGGGCGGATCATCAACGCCCTTTTCCCATGCCCTAGCTTTCATTGCCTTTACGCCCCATTCAGCGGCTTTGTCTTGCGTTGGTTCATACCCGATAGTCAGGATCTCGTTGCCGCGCAGGACCGCGGCCATCCAAAGGTCGCGCGCCGGGTCGAAACCAACGACGATTTTAAGGTCGCTCATTCCTTTTCTCCCAGCGCCGCGTCAATCCTGCGTAAGTCTTGCGTGTAAAGTATCCGGTCACTAAGCTCACACGCATGAGATACAGCGAAACGCGCTAACAGCAGCGCCGCCCGCAGCTTTTCTATTTCACCTCTGGCTTCTTGGTAATCAGATAGATAAGCATGGTTTGAGGCGGCGAGTTTCGCGTTCTCCGACCGCAGCTTATCGTTCTCTGCCCGCAGCGCATCACGCTCTGCGGCGAGGGATCGGATCATAGTGGCGGGAACGTCCAAGCCCCAAAAGTCGTGCGTGTACTTCGCCTGACGTTCCGCTTCTTTCGTGGCTATGCTCATTCATTTTCTCCCAGCGCCGCGCGCGTTTCCGGCTTCAGCTTGTCCCAATCGCCGCGCCAGACATGGCCGGCGAGGTCGTGCATGGCCGCGCGCAGGCCCGCCACCTCGGCAGGCTCGGCCTCGGGCGGCTGCTGCGGCACGAACAGCTTGCGCGCCCGCTTAACGTGTTCGGACGCATTGTCCAGCGATTGCAACACCGCGATGCTCTGCTTGATCCGCGCCGCGCCCCAATGGTCGCCTTCGCGCTCGGCGATGGCCAGATTGTCGCGCAGGCGCTCCAGAAAGGTCTTCATGCTGCCTCCGTGCCGTAAAACGGCTTCAAGCCCTTCAGGGCCTCGTATAGATTGCGCTCTGGCGTCGGCATCACGTCAGGATCCAGCCCGTCCAAATTGAACGGGCCAGGCTGGCCCTCTAGCCCGTCCTGCCATGCCCAGGCCAGCGACCAGTAGGCCGCCTCCGCCACCTTCAGAAACGCCTTCAGGCGCGCGTCGGCGTCGTCAGCGCGCAGGTCGGCAAGCTGCGCCCGCTGGTAGTGGTGCCACGCTATCTGTGCTTGCGCCATGTGCGCCTGCTCCAGTTCGGCCACGCGCTTGCGTAGCCCGTCATGCGTTAAATCTTCCATTTTTCCCTCTTCCCTTATCAGTCTGCCGTGCGGCAGCGCGCGCACATTCTATTACCCGGCCCACTACTGTCAAACATTATCTGACAGCGGAGGCACTTGCGCGGCGTGTAGCCCTTGGCCTCGCGCTCTCGCGTGGGGCTCTTATGGTAGGGGCTGTATGCCCCGCGCTTGGCCCACCAGGTGGACAAGGTCTTGGCCGACACACCCACGGTTCGGCTAATCGCCTCCCACGTCGTCCCCTTGCGCCGCTCGTGGGCGATGAAATCGACATGGGCGGCAGCGATGCCTTGCGGCAGTCGGTTGTCAGGCTTTGGCATGGTGCGCCTTCCACAGCTTTTCGGCCTCGTCCAATTGCTGGCCCAGCAGCGCCAAGGCGCGCTGGATGCGCCAATACTCTTCCGACCCCTCCCATGCCTGCTTCAGCAGTTCCTCGTGGGTTTGTATGCTGGCCATGATAACGCGCAGCGATTTAAACGCTGGCGGGCTAGTCTTGATCATTGTCTAGTTCCCTCGTTGCGGTTTCAATCCAATAGGCCAGCAGGGCCACTATGCCCCCGCCCAGCAGCAGGCCCACTATGGCCATGCGTAGCCAATCCAAAATTGTCATTGCATCCCCCTCGGGCGCGGTGTATCATAATCTTGTGCGTGGGTGGCTTTCCCTCCCCGACAAGCCCACGCACCGCCGGCCGGGTTGAGCATCTGCCTCATGGCTCCCCGGTCGGCGGCCCTTCCACAGGGCTTGGATCATAGTTCCAGCCCGGCAGGTTTACCGTCACGGCGTAACGCTCGCCCGTGAACGTCACCGCCTTGATGCGCGCCAGCCTGACGCCTGACCGCATCATGGGTTCCGCCCATTCAATCGCGGTTTCTGCATGTTCCGGCAGGGGCATGGCGTCCCGCTCTGCCAGCCAGCGCGCGTATTGAATGGCTTTCTTTTCGTCAGCGTTCATCTTGTCTTCCTCATTGCGATTAGCAGGCACAAGGCCCGCAGGATTAGGGTAAGCATGGCAGCGCGGCCTTGTCTTGCTGCGCCAGAACGGCGCGCAGTATCTCGTCAGCGTCGGCCTTGGTTGGCCATGGGAAGCCATGAAACGCCCCGCCAGGGGCGTTTACCAGATACCAGAACAAGCCAATTTTCTTCACCATTGGCTGCGGTCTCCCCTGTCTAGGCTCGCCCATTGATGCACCGCCGGGCGCCCGGTTAGGGCGGGCATTTCAAAAACGGCGGCGGGCTTCTTGTCCGTGGTCAGGTCCCAATCATTGCGCCATAGGCGCACGGCCTCAATGGGGTTGTGCGCTTCGACGACTAGGCTCATATCGTCGCCATTCTCGTCATCGGAATAGACTAGGTAAATGCGCGTCATGGCTTGGCGGCCTTGGCTTGCGCTGCCCCTTCGGCCAATATGCGCCGCACCTCGGCGCAGGCTTCAGCGTGAGTAGGTTCGCGCCCTAGTCGATCGGCTAGGGCTTCCCATATTGTCGGCTTGCGTGTCATGCTGCGACCCCCTTGGCCTTGGCGATAGCCGCGCGGCATATGCCCTGAATGGTGGCGATAACGTCGTGGTCGTCGTCATCGCGCGATGATTCGGCCATGATATCTTGCAGCGCGGCCAGCATGTCTGGCGCGGCCGCGATTAGCCGGGCGTTGGCTTCCCGTTGCGCCGGCAGGTCGCGGCCCCTTTCGGCCGCGTATTGCGCCACCTCGCGGCCGGGATGGTCAAGCTTGGCAGGGCCAACGTGAAGCGCGCCATAGGCGCCTTTCCAAGTAACCCATGGGCCGGTCGTGTGTTGTGTCATGTTCTTCCCTCTCATATTCGGCAGTAGCGCCGTCGCAGGGCGCCGCATGGGCGCCTTGCGAGGGCGGGGCGCCGTAGCGCCCTGCTTAGTCACCATGCGCCAAGCGCTTCCAAGGTTTGGCGGTCTTTGTCCATCGCGATGCGCGTGCCCTTGGGCAGCGCATCAAATAGCGCTGTCACCTCTTTCTGTATGGCGCGCTGTTCTGGCGTCATGAATAGCAGCGCCGCGATGCTCGCCTTGTACGGATTACAAGACAGCATGGCGCCCTGCCATGCGGCATAGGCTAGGCTTTGGCTTGGTGGCGCGGCCGACAATAGCCGCCCCTTGCGAGGGCCGCGCGTGACAAGCGCGCCCTGCAGCGCGGCAACGGCAGCATCGGATAGGTTAGCAATGGCTTGGGTAACGGTGGTGGTTGTCATGGCGTTAGCCTTTCGCAATGGTTGCGGCGGCGCGCTTGGCAGCGCCATGGGCGGGGAAGCCGACAATAACCTTGCGATCCCGCACGGCGCATAGGCCGCACGATGCACAGGTGACGTCGTCGCGGTACGTGGCCGGGCAGGTCGCGACCTTGCGGCCTTCTGGCGTAACGGTATCGGCACGCGTACCCTCCACCGCATCCTGCACCACGACGACGGGGCCGATATTAAGCGCGGCCAATTGGTCAGCATGCGCCAGCGTGTTGGCGCTCAAATTAACGGTAAAGCCCATGTTGTTTGCGTGCGCGATTAGGTGCGCGTTGTGGCCAACGTGCGCGGGCTTATGCGTGTACGTGAAGCCGCGCCTGCGCCCATTGGACCCGATTAACTGATGCATCGCGCTATCATCAATAGCGTCGCCCTCGCCGGGTAAATCCCCGGCCACATTGTGGCGCCATAGCGTACCCTCTGGCAGCGCCATTATATCGTCGCACAAGGCATCTAGCGTGCCACCGCGCGCGCCTTCTGTCACCGCGCGCCAATGCATGGCCAAAGGGCCGCCCTTGGCATAGCAGCCCTTAGCCTTCAACGGGCAAGCATCCGGGCAAGTGTCGGCGCTGGTTACCGTCGTCGGGATAGGTCCGGTTTTACGGTTTTGGCTTTTGCGCGTGAAATGGTAATTTGTCATGGTTTGATCCTCCCCGATCAAAAAACTAGAAGCCAAACGAATAGCGCCAGAAAGAAAGCGCAGATTGCAGCGTCGTGCCACATATTCATTTACATGTCCCTCCGAAAAATAGGCAATCCGTTTTGCCGATGCAGATTCTATTACAGACCTATTGTGGCAAGAATAAGGCAAATCAGAGTGTAACAGAAAGTTTTATCTTACATTTTGTCCATGTTTGGCGGAAATCGGCAACGCTAGCCATGACCTAGCGCGGTATTTGGCCCGGTCGCTCATGTAGCTGGTTTTACTAGCTTTTTTCAGTTTTCCTGGGTTTTCTAGGTTATACTAGTTATCTTGAGACCATCTTAAATATTATGTAAAAATATATAGTAGTATGACCTATAGACTGTCGAGCTGTAGCGATGTTTTTGGCATGACCTAGAATGCCTAGATGACCTATCCACGACCTAGGCCCGCGCAAACGCCCCGCGCATAACGGCCGCGCATCCCACACTATATTCTATTACGCATAGCGCTGGCAGCTAGCTGGCGCGTGTCGCGCTGGCGCGATGTTTTCGGCATGACCTATTTGACCTATTTGACCTATTTGACCTAGGCGCGCGACCAGGCGGAATGTTACGTTATAACGTAACAGATTATGCTGCAACGCAATATAAACATCTAAACATCTGAATAGCTATTCAGATGTTCATGCCTGGCCTCGCCCATCCGGCCCCGCGCCGAAGGCCGGGGGGAGGGGGGCCGGCGGCCGCCCCGTCCCGGTCACGGAGGGTCCGCAAACAATTTTTTATTTTTTGCAAACCCAACCAGCCATGCTATACAAAATCTATGGCAGTCTTTTCGCTCCCCTATGAGCCGCGCAAACTGGAAGCCACCGAGGCGCGGTTGGAAGCCATTTATGACGCCGCGCGTAATGGATTGCGTGGCGAGGCGCTGGCGCTCGCATCCGGCATGACGCCGACCGAATACCGCGCGCTGTGCGAGTTCGACCCGCTGGCGGCGTTGGCCGCGGAGAAGGGCCGGGCCGACGGCGAGATGGAGATGTCCAAGGTGCTGCATGACGCCGCCCGCGCCGGCGACGCCAAGGCGGCGCTGGATGTGCTGAAGCACGTCCACGGCTGGGTCGCCAAGCAGGCCGTGCAGGTCGAGGTCAACCAGACCATCTCCATCACCTCCGCACTGCAAGAGGCTCAGCGCCGCGTAATTGAAGGTGTGGCTGAGGCGGCGCACGTAATCGAACAGGCAGAAGATGCAAACCACACGGTATAGCGCCGACGACGAAATGGAACTGATGAGCCGGCTGTGGACGCCGGCCATCAAGGACGACCCGCTGAAGTTCGTGCTGTTCGTGTTCCCGTGGGGCCAGCCTGGCACACCGCTGGAACACTTCGACGGCCCGCGCAAGTGGCAGCGCCAGGTGCTGCAACGCATGGCCGACCACGTGAAGCAGAACAACGGCAAGATCGACTTCGACACGCTCAGGATGGCGACGTCATCCGGCCGCGGGATCGGCAAGTCGGCGCTGGTCAGTTGGCTGGTCATCTGGATGCTGACCACGCGGATCGGCTCGACAACCATCGTGTCGGCCAACTCCGAGGCGCAGCTTCGGTCGATCACATGGGCGGAAATTACCAAGTGGCTCAGCATGGCGCTCAACAGCCACTGGTTCGAGGTCAGCGCCACGCGGCTGATGCCGGCCAAGTGGCTGACGGAACTGGTGGAGCGCGACCTCAAGATGGGCACCCGGTACTGGGGCGTCGAGGGCCGGCTGTGGTCGGCGGAGAACCCCGACGCCTACGCGGGGGTTCACAACTTTGCCGGGGTCATGCTGGTGTTCGACGAAGCCAGCGGTATCGACGACAGCATCTGGTCGGTCGCGGCGGGTTTCTTCACGGAGAACACGCCGCACCGCTTCTGGCTGGCGTTCAGCAACCCGCGACGCAACAGCGGCTACTTCTACGAATGCTTCCACTCCAAGCGCGACTTCTGGGACACCAAAATCGTGGACGCGCGCACGGTCGAGCATACGGACAAGCAGGTCTATCAGCAGATCATCGACGAGTACGGCCCCGACAGCACCCAGGCCCACGTCGAGGTGTACGGTCAGTTCCCCAACGCGTCCGACGACCAGTTCATCGGGGCATCCACTGTCGACGACGCCATGCGCCGGCCGCAGCACAAAGACCCGTCGGCGCCGATTATCATCGGCGTGGACCCGGCGCGGTTCGGGTCTGACAGCACGGTCATCGCCATCCGGCAGGGACGCGACATCGTGGCGATCAAGCGCCACAAGGGCGACGACACCATGACGGTGGTGGGGCACGTCATCGACGCCATCGAGACGTACAAGCCGGCGCTGGTGGTGATCGACGAGGGGGGCTTGGGCGCCGGCATCGTCGACCGGCTGAAGGAGCAGCGGTACAAGATCAAGGGGGTCAACTTTGGGAACAAGTCGAAGAACCCGCTGATGTGGGGCAACAAGCGGGCCGAGATGTGGGGCGAGATGCGGACCTGGCTGAAGGACGCGTCCATCCCGCTGGACCGTTACCTCAAGAACGACCTGACCGGGCCGATGATGAAACCGGACAGTAAAGGGACTATCTTCTTGGAAAGCAAGAAGGATATGAAGGCCCGCGGGCTGGCCTCGCCCGACGCGGCCGACGCCATCGCGGTGACCTTTGCGTTTCCTGTGGCGCATAGGGAATATGTTGCAACCGCGCCCAAACGCGGCTATACTGCGGGAGGTATAGCAACATCTTGGATGGGGGCGTAATGTTGACGCAAAATGAACTATCAGATTTATTTGAATACCGCGACGGCCGTTTATACAGCCGCGTATTTCGAGGTAAGATTACGCCGGGAACGTGCATAGGAAACCGGCGTAAAGACGGGTATTTTCATGCTGAAATAAACAAACGAAAATACTTGTTACACCGGCTTATTTTTACATTAAAGCACGGCTACACCCCGGTTTTTATAGACCACATAAACGGGGACAGATCAGACAACCGAATTGAAAATTTGCGCGATGTTACCCGTGGGCAAAATAACCGTAACGCTAAACGACGCAAAAACAGCAGATCGGGCGTAAAAGGGGTTTCTTGGTACGCTAAAGACCGCAAATGGGTTGTCCGTCTGTACATAGGCGGAAAAAATAAGTATTTTGGGTCTTTTGATTTACTTGAAGACGCCGAAAAACACGTGCAACAAATTCGTGAGCAGTTACACGGGCCATACGCACGACATTGTTGACAGGGCACCGCGCAGGGCCTATGCTCCGGGCGGAATTTCAAACTCTTGGATGGGGGCGTAACCATGGCCTACACGAAACCAATCGGCGTAGCGTTCACCGATCAGGACATCAGCGGCGCGAACATTATCTTGACCGATGAGCAGCTTGGCTACACCGCCGAGGGTCAGGGCACGGTAACGCAGGCGACCAGCAAGTCGACCGCGGTGACGCTGAACAAGCCCGCCGGCCAGATCACGATGAACAACGCGGCGCTGGGCGCTACGACTAACGTGACGTTTACGCTGAACAACACCTTCATCAGCACCAACGACATCCTCATCCTGAACGTAGCCGCCGGCGCTACCGCGGGCGCGTACAACTGCTGGGTGTCTGGCCTAAGCGCCGGGGCTGCGTCCATTACGGTGCGGAACATCAGCGCCGGGTCGCTGTCTGAAGCGGTCGTGATCAACTACGCGCTGATCCACTGCGTCTAACACTCTCACCGGCACAGCGGGGACGCGATGGCCAAGAAAAGTGTTTCGCTGGCCGTAGGCCGAGGCGAGAAGCTACCGACCGATAAGGGCGCGGGCCTGACCGCCAAGGGCCGCGCTAAGTACAATCGTGAGACAGGCTCCAACCTAAAGCCTCCGGCCCCCAGCCCCAAGACCGAGGCGGACAAGGGGCGTAAAAAATCTTTTTGCGCCCGCATGGCGGGTGTGGTAGCCAAGGCTGAGAACGCCGACAGGGCGAAGGCCAGCATGAGAAGGTGGAAGTGCTGATGGCAAAACCAGGGCTATATTCCAACATCGCAGCCAAGAGGGCGCGCATTGCGGCCGGGTCTGGCGAGAAGATGCGGAAGGTCGGCTCCAAGGGCGCCCCGACCGCGGCGGCGTTCCGTGAATCTGCCAAGACGGCCAAGCCAGCCAAGAAGGGCAAGTGACATGCCGCTGGTGAAGTCCACCTCCAAGGACGCCTTCCGCAAGAACGTGAAGGCCGAAATTGCTGCCGGCAAGCCGGCAAAACAGGCTGTCGCCATTGCGTACGCAACCAAGCGCGCAGCGGCTAAGAAAGGCAAGTAATGGCCGCCAACGATGTAGAAGCCGCAGGCAAGGTATCGGACAGCGACGACAAGGACCGTCTGTCCGTCATGCGCCGGCGCTACACCATGGCGCTGTCGGCCTACTCGGACAGCCGCGAGGACGAACTGGACGACCTGCGCTTCATGGCCGGGTCGCCTGACAACCAGTGGCAGTGGCCGGCGGACGTGCTGGCGACCCGCGGGTCTGTGCAGGGTCAAACGATTAACGCGCGGCCGTGCCTGACGATCAACAAGCTGCCGCAGCATGTGCGCCAGGTGACCAACGAGCAGCGGCAGAACCGGCCGACCGGCAAGGTGATCCCGGCCGACGACCGCGCGGACGTGCGCGTGGCCGAGATATTTGACGGCATGGTGCGGCACATTGAGTATATCTCAGACGCCGACGTGGCTTACGACACGGCCTGCGACAACCAGGTTACCTACGGCGAGGGCTACATCCGCATTTTGACGGAGTACGCCCGCGAGGACAGCTTCGACCAGGACATCAAGATCGGACGGGTGCGGAACTCGTTCTCGGTCTACATGGACCCGGCCATTCAAGACCCGTGCGGCGCCGACGCCGAGTGGTGCTTCATCACCGAAGACGTGAGCAAGGCCGACTATGAACGCATGTTTCCAGACGCTGCGCCGATTTCTAGCCTCATGTCGCAAGGCGTGGGCGACCAGAGCCTTTCTCAATGGCTCTCGGAAGACATGGTACGTATCGCCGAATACTTCTACTACGAACACGAAAAAGCGACGCTAAACCTCTACCCCGACAACATCACAGCCTTCGCCAACTCGCCGCAGGACAAGCAACTGAAGGCGATGTTTGGCAAGCCGCTGCGTAGCCGCTCGGTGGACCGCAAGAAGGTCAAGTGGGTCAAGACCAACGGGTTTGAGGTGCTGGAAGAGCGCGATTGGGCGGGCAAATACATCCCCGTCGTGCGCGTAATCGGCAACGAGTTTGAGGTCGACGGTCAGCTTTACGTGTCGGGCCTTGTGCGGAACGCCAAGGACGCCCAGCGCATGTACAACTACTGGGTCAGCCAGGAAGCCGAAATGCTGGCTCTGGCACCCAAAGCACCCTTCATTGGCTATGGCGGCCAGTTTGAAGGCTACGAGATGAACTGGAAGACGGCTAACACGAACAACTGGCCGTACCTAGAGGTCAATCCAGACGTTACGGACGGCGCAGGAAGCCCTCTGCCGCTTCCGCAGCGCGCACCGCCGCCGCTGGCCCAGACCGGCCTCATACAAGCTAAATTGGGCGCTGCTGACGACATCAAAGGCACCACAGGCCAGTACGACAGCAGCCTAGGGGCGCAAAGCAACGAGCGGTCTGGCCGGGCCATTCTGGCGCGCGAGAAGCAGGGCGACACGGGCACCTACCATTACGTCGACAACCTGTCCCGCGCGATCCGGCACGTCACCCGGCAACTTGTGGACATGATCCCCAAGATTTACGACACCGCCCGCGTGGCGCGTATCGTGGGCCTAGACGGCGAAGTGGGCATGGTGCGGATCAATCCGACCCAGCCGGAGCCTGTGAAGGAAATCCGCGACGAAAACGGGCTTGTGATCGACAAGATTTACAACCCGTCGGTCGGCGTTTACGACGTGTGCGTGACCACTGGGCCAGGCTACATGACCAAGCGTCAGGAAGCCTTGGACGCCATGTCTATGCTGTTGCAGTCTAACCCGCAGCTTTGGACGGTCGCCGGTGATCTGTTCATCAAAAACATGGATTGGCCGGGCGCGCAGGAGATGGCGGCGCGGTTTGCTAAGATCATTGATCCAAAGGTTATGGAAGGCGAAGACCAATCGCCCGAAATGCAGATGGCCAAGATGCAGATCGAAGCCCTGACCAAGGAACTGAACCAAGTCGTCGGCATGTTGCAGCGCGTCGAGCAGTCGATCGAGGCGCAGGAAGTGCAGATCAAGGCCTACGACGCCGAAACCAAGCGCATTTCCGCGGTCCAGGCCGGCATGACGCCCGATCAAATTCAAGACATCGTGATGGGCACCATCGCAGCAGCTATGGATACCGGCGATCTGGTTGGCCCCGGCGGCCCAGTTTCACGTGAAATGCCGGAAATGCAACCGGAAATGGGCGGAATGCCACCAGACATGGGCGGAATGCCACCTCAAATGCCGCCAGGAGGCCCAATGCAATGAGTTGCGCTGAATTTATCGGCTGCATGTTTTTGGCCCGCGATGTGGCCCATTCGGTCCATCTAAACACCCGCAGTTTTGCCAAACACAAGGCTTTGGGCGGGTTTTACGACAATGTAATCGACCTAGCCGACAAGTTTGCCGAAGCCTATCAAGGCCGGCACGGGCTTATTGGTCCAATTTCCTTGCACTCCGCGCGCAAAACCTCCAATATCACCGAATTTCTTGAGGATAGCCTCAAAGAAATTGAGGATATGCGCTATAAAGTGTGCGACAAGTCTGATACGGCGTTGCAGAACATCATCGACGAGATTGTCGGGCTGTATTTGACGACGCTGTATAAACTGAAATTCCTCGCGTAAGGACGTGCCATGGAACTCCCGATCACTAACCCGCTTTCGGACGCCGATTTTCCCACCCGCACCGCGGCTTTTACCGCGACGGCCGCGTCTACGGCTACTTGGCCGGCAGGCCCTCAAGCTGTTTCCGTGTGGGCGACCACTGCGTGTCATGTGCTTGTGGGTGAGGGTGTAACTGCCACCACGGCGTCTTTTGCGATCCCGGCCAACACCCTTGTGAACCTGATTTTGCCTACCGGCACCGGGGCTCCGTGGCGGGTCAGCGCAATTCAAACAGCCGCTGGCGGTACGCTTTACGCGCGCCCCATTAACTACAAGTAACACCGTACGGTAGGGGCGCGCAGATGACTAACGTCAAAATTTCTGAACTCCCGGCCGCTACCACGCCGCTTACCGGCGCGGAGTTGGTGCCGATTGTCCAGAGCGGCGTTACTGATCAGGTCAGCGTGTCTAACCTAACTTCCGGCCGCGCCGTGCCTGTAGGTTCTTTGACGCGCGGCGCCCCGGTCACAAAAACGGCCAGTTTTACCCTTGCGGATACCGAAAACTGGGTCATTTGCAACGGTACGGGGTCCATCACCATCACATTTCCCTCCGCGGCGTCTTGGACCGGCCGCGAGGTAATGGTCAAAACTATCGCCGCATTTACGGTTGTGTCGGCGTCGTCCAACATCGTGCCGCTTATTGGCGGCGTGGCAGGGACGGCTATTTTGGCAGCGACCGCCGGTAAATGGGCCACTCTTGTAAGCGACGGCACGAACTGGGTCATAATGGCCGCCGTTGTCTGACAACCGTACTGGTGCGGTCCACCAGGGTTCGTAAGGAACACCAATGTCTGAAGCAGTACAAGACTTAGCGGAAGTACCCGCGCCGGAACAGGCCGCTACGGCGGCGCCTGTAACCGATGCCTCATTGCCGGAAGACCAAACGACAGAAGCGCCTAAGACCTTCACCCAAGAAGAGTTGGACGCGATTGTCGGCAAACGCCTTGCCCGTGAACAACGGAAATGGGAGCGTGAGCAAGCCCAAAGGCAGGCTGAACTGGAAACGCGTCGGGCGATGCCCGTCAACCCTCCAGCGCCTGATGATTTCAACAACGCTGCTGAGTATGCGGAGGCTTTGGCTGAGCGAAAAGCACAAGAGTTGGTTCGTCAGCGTGAAGCCGCCCAGCAGCAAGCTAGATTGCTGGAAACATACCACGAGAAAGAGGAAACCGCCCGCGGTAAATACGACGACTTTGAACAGGTCGCGTACAACCCGAGCCTTCCTGTGACCGATGTTATGGCCCAGACAATTCAGGCTTCTGACGTTGGCCCCGACATCATCTATTGGCTAGGGTCCAATCCGAAAGAGTCTGCGCGTATCGCCAACCTTCCGCCAATTTTGCAGGCCAAGGAAATCGGCAAAATCGAAGCCAAGATGGCTTCTGATCCGCCGCTGAAAAGAACCTCAACCGCGCCCGCCCCTATTGCTCCGGTGACTGCGCGTTCAACTTCCTCCCCTGCCTATGACACGACAGACCCTAGATCTGTTAAATCCATGTCAACGTCAGAATGGATTGAAGCGGAGCGTATGCGCCAGATCAAGAAGTGGGAGGCTTCCCGCAACCGCTAAGTATAAGGATCAGCCACCGTGGCTAATTCACTTCTTACCATCGACATGATCACCCGGAAAGCTCTCGAAATCCTCGAGAACAACCTTGTGATCACCCGCACCGTGAACCGCCAGTACGACGACAGCTTTGCCGTCGAAGGCGCGAAGATCGGCTCCACCCTCCGCATCCGTCTGCCAGACCGCGCTCTGGTGACCGACGGCGCCGCGCTGCAAGTGCAGGACGACAACGAACAGTTCACCACGCTGACGGTTTCCAGCCAGAAGCACATCGGTGTGAACTTCACGTCTGCTGAACTGACCATGCAGTTGGACGACTTCGCCGAGCGCGTTCTCAAGCCGCGTATTTCGCAGCTTGCGTCCAGCATCGACGCTGACGTGGCCAACTCCTACAAGTCGATCTTCCAGTCTGTCGGCACCCCCGGCACGACCCCGGCGACCTCTCTGGTGCTGCTCCAAGCCCAGCAGAAGTTGAACGAGTCTGCTGCCGTCATGTCCCCGCGCTACGCGACGGTCAACCCGGCCGCCAACGCTGGGCTGGTTGAAGGCTTGAAGGGCCTTTTCAACCCGGTCAACACTATCTCCCGCCAGTTCAAGAACGGCCTGATGGGTGAAGGTGTGCTGGGTCTTGAAGAGATCAACATGTCTCAGTCCATCAAGCAGCACACGACCGGCAGCCGCACCGGCGCGCATACCGTGACCACCACGGTGTCCACGCAGGGCCAGGCGACCATCAACATCACCGGCACCGGCTCGCAGACCATCGCCGCCGGCGACGTGTTCACCATTGCCAGCGTGTTCGCGGTCAACCCGCAGACCCGCGAATCGACCGGCTCGCTTCAGCAGTTTGTCGTGACCGAAGCCAACACGGCTTCCGGTGGCGCCTACACCTCGGTGAAGATCAGCCCGGCGATTTACACCTCCAGCAACGCGCTGGCGACTGTAGACAGCTTCCCGCAGTCCTCTGCCGTTGTGACGTTCCTCGGCTCTGCTTCCACGCAGTACCCGCAGAACCTCGTGTACCACAAGGACGCGATTTCCTTCGCCACCGCCGACCTTCTGCTGCCGCAGGGCGTCGACATGGCCTCCCGTCAGGTCCACAACGGCATCTCCATGCGTGTTGTGCGCCAGTACGACATCAACAACGACCGTCTGCCGTGCCGTATTGACGTACTGTATGGCTTCAGCACCATTCGCCCGCCGATGGCCGTGCGGATGTGGGGCTAACAGGTAGAGATAGGAGAATAAGATCATGGCACTTCCTTCTGTCGGTGGCGGCTATCAGATTGGTGATGGCAACCTCAACGAACCGGAAATCGTCACTGTTCCCGCGCCGGCGACGGCTACGGACAGCGCGACGCTGACGTCCGCGCAGCTTACTAACGGCATCATCATCGGTACGCCGACGACGACCGCCGCTTACACGCTGCCGCTGGCGTCTGATCTGGACGCCTACCTGAACAACTCCAAAGTAGGGTCTGCGTTTGACTTCCGCGTCATCAACACGACGACCGCGGGCGTCATCACGATGACCACCAACACTGGCTGGACAATCGGCTCCAGCGGTTCGCAGGGTCTTATGACCATTGCAGCCACCGCCGGCACCGTGCGCTCCTTCCGCGCGCGTCGTCTGGGGGATAACTCCTGGGCGCTGTACGCGATTTCGTAACCGACCCGGCCCCTGCTTCGGCAGGGGCCGACCTTCAGAGGTTTGTATGGCCGTAATCTATCTACAGCACCCCCATCACGGCACTAAGGTTGCCACGATGGACGCCGAAGCAATTTATGATGAAGAGTGCGGCTGGATGCGCTATAACCCTGCTGCGCCGGCTCCGGCCCCGGAACCTGCCGAAAGCATAAACGGGTTAGCTAGCCGGCGCCGCAGCCGGCCTCGCGTAGTTAAAGAGGATAACGGCGATGACAACAGCGGGTGATCAAATCAATGGCGCGCTTCGCCTGCTGAATGTTTTGGCTGAAGGTGAAACGCCGTCGGCGGAAACTTCACAAGACGCGCTGTACGCTCTTAACCAGATGATCGACAGTTGGAACACGGAACGGCTGTCCGTGTTTTCCACGCAAGACCAAGTAGAAACTTGGCCTCCAGGCACTATTTCGCGCACGTTTGGGCCGACCGGAGATATTGTAGGCGAACGTCCCATTTTGGTTGACGACAGCACCTACTTTCGCGATCCGGCTTCCGGCATCTCCTACGGCCTTAAGCTGATCAATCAGCAGCAATACAACGGCATTGCGGTCAAGACCGTTACCAGCACATATCCGCAGGTACTGTGGATCAACATGACGTACCCCAACATTGAAATGTACGTCTATCCGGTGCCGACCAAAGTGCTAGAATTTCACATCGTGTCGGTCCAACCACTGACGCAACCCGCTAATCTGGCTACAACGCTGGCGTTTCCGCCCGGCTATCTGAGGTGTTTTCGCTATAATTTGGCGTGCGAATTGGCTCCTGAATTTGGCATAGAGCCTACTCCGCAAGTGCAACGAATTGCGATGACATCTAAACGCAATCTCAAGCGCATCAACAACCCTGACGACATCATGGCGCTGCCTTACAGCATTGTGGGCACTCGCCAGCGGTTTAACATTTTTGCCGGCAACTACTGATGAAGACGCCGATCCTTGGGTCCACCTATGTAGCCCGCAGCGTCAACGCTGCGGACAGCCGCATGGTCAACCTCTTTCCAGAACTTGTACCGGAAGGCGGCAAGGAGCCGGCGTTTCTTCAGCGGGCGCCAGGTTTACGGCTATTGGCTACAATAGGCACAGGCCCTGTGCGCGGCCTTTGGCAGATGGGCGCCTACGCGTATGTGGTGTCTGGCGACACGCTGTATAAACTCAACAGCAACTGGACCGCGACAACGTTAGGCACGATTGCCAACACCGGGCCTGTGTCCATGACGGACAACGGCACTCAGTTGTTTATCGCAGCCAACGGCCCCAGCTACATCTACAACACGTTCACAAACGTCTTCCAGCAAATCAATGACATCGACTTTCCTGGCGCTGTGACGGTTGGGTACATCGACGGCTATTTTGTGTTTAATGAACCAAACAGCCAAAAGTTCTGGGTGACCAGCTTGCTGGAAGGTACGCAGGTAGACCCGCTGGACTTTGCCAGTGCGGAAGGTTCGCCTGACGGGCTTGTGGCTTTGATCGTCGACCACCGCGAAGT